CCTAAGGACTTACGCAACCGAACGGATGGCACTCTATGACAAGCGCAAGAAGTATCTGGTGACCACGTTGGCGAAGCGTTCCGGGATGGCGATGGACCGCGCAAACTTTGTCAAGGGCATCCTCGATGGATCCCTCAGAGTCATGGGACTGAAGAAGGCAGACGCCGAGGAGAACATGCTCAAGAAGTTCAAAAAGGTCGACGGAAGTTTCGAGCATCTCTGGGGACTGAAGACTTCGCGCTACACCCAGGAGGCGGTGCAGGAACTCATGCAAGAAGCCAGAACCCTATTGGATGAACTGAAGCGAATCCAAGGGATGACCACCAAGGACATGTGGCTCGAGGACCTAAACCACTGAGGCAACCGAGGCTCTGGTAGGTCTTGCGCTCTGTTCTGCTTGGGGTAGACTTCTCCACCTATTGGTGGCTTTGTTCAGCAGGTTGGTCCATCGGGTTGTGTGTTCCTGAACACTTTCATCATTTACTCTTTCAGAACTTGAATATATTTTGAATTTTCCATTTGCCATTTCAGGTCTCGCCAACTTATTCTCGGGGTCTTCTTCGTCCATCATTTTCTTGTATTCTTTGATGATGTCGCTCGGAACTTCGGGTGCATGGTCGATGATTTTGTCGTAGTCTTCGCGGACCTTGTGGCAGTATTCCACGGCATTCATTCGGTCTTCGGGTTCCAGGGAGAGTTCCAGGGAGATGTCGCGAGCCAGGCGGCTGAACAACTTGGACGTCTGCATGTTGGATTCGTACTGCTCGCCGCACCTCAGAAACTTGTGAACGCTGGCAATTCCTGCGGCAGAAAGATTCAAAAAACTGAATACGTACAAGAGTACTTGTGAGTTTTCTTGTTCAGAAGAAGCCACCAGAGTCCCCAGACCAGCCAGGGTGGTCAAGGCGATATTGACGATAGAAAAGTTTGTATGAGAAACGCTGTGGCGTACCGCGCATCTGTGATGGATCCACCGGTACCCCAGAGCCTTTTCGCCCCAGGACTTGATGAGTTTCTCCTGCTTCGGGTGCCAGCTCATGGCATTCTCGATGCGCTTTTGTTTGTCCACCAGGAACTTGGCTTCGAGGTGTTCTATGTGACCTTCATCTTCTGCGTCTGATGCCATCTACTTAAACATTACATTTTAATAAATAGAAATGAAGTTCTCTACCAAGATCGTTACTTTGGAAGACGGGGTCAAGGAGGTTGCTGTTCGTGCGGACGACGGAAAACCTTTGTTGGTTACACTCAAGGGAGCCCAGGTGGACTCTGTGGACGATGAGCTTCTTCTCAAGATTGATGATGAGACCGTGGCACAGTGTGAGGATGCTGTTTTGGCAAAGGCTAAGGAGTCTAAGGTGGCTTGGTTCGGTAAAGAGATCGCAGACTCTCGACTTGAAAGCGCATTTACTTCTTCTTTTTCTCTTGACGAGAATATCTTGAGTGTGCACAAGGCTGAAACGGTCAGGCTGTATGACGCCAAGCGGGTGTTGCTCGAGGACAGGGAACTCGCCAAGGACGATGTGGTCGACGTGGTGGTCCAGCTCCGGTCGGTGCAGTTTCTCCAGAAAAGTTTTGAAACCGAGTGGGTGCTTCATCAGGCCAAGTTTAAGGCTGAGCCCAAGCCGAAGAAGGCGGTTGTGGATTTTTCGGATTGTCTTTTTGAGGAAGAGCCAGAGTCAGAGGAAGAGGAGGATTTTTTTTAGTAAGTAACATTAAACGATATGAAGGTTAAGATGATGAAGACCGAGACCATGTTGCTTTTGGCTCTGCTCGTTGCCGTGGGTTATTTTATGTGGGCGAACAACGGCGCGATCCGCCGTGCCCTCGGAATGGCTCCCAAGGAGGGGATGATGTACAAGTCCTACTACGAGGGTGCCAACGTGGTGGACTCCATGCCTGCTCCGGTGAACGGTGGTTCTCTGTCCATTCCCGCCGCGGCTGCCAATGGGATGGGGGTTGCCTCCAGTCTGCTCCCCCGCGACGTGGCGGCTCAGGAGGACTTCGGTGACTTTGCTCCCGATGACATCCTCAAGGGTCAGAACTACCTGAACCCCCGTGCCCTCATCGGCTACCCCGAGACCGTCGGCGGTGCTCTCCGGAATGCCAACCAGCAGATCCGGTCGGAGCCCCCGAACCCGCGCGATGCCGTCACGATCTTCAACACCTCCACGATCGTGCCGGACCAGATGCGCCCCGCTTTCGAGCTTGGTCAGGGTACCGCTTAGATTGATCTAGTTTAATACATTTTTAGAGACATTCAGGGAAACAACTCTGACTGTTTTTGAATTAAAGAAATTGCACCACTGGTTAACAAAACGATGTCTGACGGAATGCCGATTAGCGATCAGTTCAAGGAGGCTATTGCCGAACTCGAGGGAATCAAGACTCAGCTCAATGAGGCACAGAAGGCTATCAAGGTGCTAAAGGACCGCGAGTCCAGTTTGAAGACCTTCATCGGTGGATACATGAAGGCTCAGAAGATTGATGATGTCCAGACGCGTGGCGGAACCAAGGTCACCCAGAAGACGTCAGTCAAGAAGCCCGCAATCACTAAGAAAATCCTAATGGATGAACTACCAAATTATATTGAGGGAGGTCAGGAACGTCTCAACCAGATCATCAAGGAGATTGAGGATAAGTTAGAGCCCAAGGAGACATCAAGCCTTCAACTCAAGTTAAAGAAATAATTCAAGACATTTATAGAAACAAAAGATGGTGGGATCTAATCTTCTTGACTACACTCCAATTGCTTCCGAGCCTCAGGTGATTGAGGATTATGACAATGAGGAAGATGAAGGCTTCGTGGATCCCAACGAATATGAGTATGAAGATTGGATAGCCTATTACAGCGATGAGTTGTGGAATAACTGGGAGTTATACAGAGAACAATGTTATGATAATATGACACCAGTGACGCTTACGTTTTCCGAGTTTTGTAAAAATGAATACTATTGTTAGATTAAATGTTGGCAATCAATAGATATGGTACGACTGCCAGACGTGACAAGTACAAAGGTCATTGTTCCAACCGTCCTCTTCGCCTTCCTGTCACCCGCCGTCACGGGTATGGGTGGGCTGGTGGATCGACTGGGAATGACCTCTGTGTTCGGTATCCTGTATATAATCATTCTTCGTGGGGCGATGAAGTACGTGGTTCGGCCAAGCGAGGTCTATCTCGCATCCGGAATGTACTTTCTTCTGAGCGGGATGACAACAGACCAGACAATGATCGTAAGGAACACGTTTCTTTACTGGATCTTATTCGCGGTTATTCGCTCACAAAGTCCTCTCGAGTTCTAAAAAGGATGAAGTATCTCGTCGTGGGTCCCGGTGCCATGGGATTCTATGCAATCCTGGGTGCAGTTTATGCACTTTACAATTACGATAAAACCAAAGATCTCGAAGCCGTTGCTGGATCATCTGCTGGATCCATCGTGGCATTTGGATGTTTGGTTGCAAAGTGGGACATCATCAGACTTTTTAGAATCATCCGAGAGGCTGCTGATGTCAATTCGCTTATGCGACTGAACTTAAAGTCTCTTCTGAACAATTACGGGTTGGTGCCAGCAACCAGGTGGAAAGAGGTATTTACTAAGATCTGCATGGAGTTGTCCGGAAAGGAAGATTTCACATTTCAGGAACTCAAGGATTGGTGCGGGCTGGACTTTTACGTATCGGCATACAACATCACGTTGCAAAGGAGTTGTTACTTTTCACATCACACCCATCCTGACATGTCGGTCTCCCACGCGGTCTGCATGAGCATCAGTATACCATTTTTGTTCGAGTCCGTGGTCTATCAGGGACATCGCTACGTGGATCTGGCAGCATTCGAAACGTGCCCACTGACGCCCTTCATGGGAAAGGACATGGAAGAACTTGTTTCAATTGAACTAGATCCTGAACCCTCGATGGAGAAGCCACCCCACATAGGGTCGTTTGTCGATTTCATACAACACTTTATCACTTCGATTATGAGAAATAGAGTGGTCTATGAAAAGCCTACGATCTACATCAAGATGAAAGAAGGCGAGGCATTTAATTTTTCTATGGACGATGACAAGAAAACGGAACTCTTCTATCATGGCTATATGACAGGAAAGCAATTTCTCAAGATAGAGCACGAAGAATATCCCTTAGAACCAGAGCGGCAACGCCCGCCATGAAGAGGACCACCATGTAACCCAACTCCGAGTCCATCACCCCCTCGACCTCATAGAACTCCACCCTGTCAGTGGGGAATATCCTATCAGCAGCCTTCTCGGGAGCCGGCGGTGCCTTGACCGTTTCCCGAGGAAGCCCTCCGTAGGCATCCTCAATGGAACAATAGCCTACCATTATTTAGTATCAACTAGGAAATTATTTACAATTCAAGTGTCGTCTTTCCTTTCTTGCCACGCTTTTTCTTGGGGGCAGAAACTTCCACGTCCTTGACAGACTCACCGTTCACGCTCACGATGTCAGAGATATCGTCCTCAATGTTGCCGTCGCTTGACGGTCCCGCCGGTGGGCGAATCTCCTCCACGTCACGGGTCGTTGTGGACTGAGGATTCATGAAATTGGACATCAGCGACGAGAGATCCATGCTCGGTCCCTGAACCTCCCTCCGGGCGATGGGCGGCGGCGGACGAGGATCCACGTTCCTCGCTTGAGCAGTCTTGGCTGTGTTTGCCACGGCAGACATCATGTTCTTGATGAGATCGGGATTCTGCTTGATCACATCGTTCATCTGAGGCATCGCAGACTTGAACATCGAGTGGGTCAGATGGAACATCGTCGCCGATCCACCGAGCATCATCATCAACTTCAACTCGGGTGCCATCTTCGCCTTGCCGCGGTATTTGACGTAAAGTTCCTCAAATACATCATCATAGTCATCCACTCCATCCATCACCGACTCAGACCACCCATCCAAATGGATGTCCAGAGGATTGTAGCGCTTGTTCAAAAACTCAATGCCGGTCACACAGGCGATGAGCATACGCCTTTGCATCTTGACCGACTGATCCACCTCGATCGAGTAGGACATCCTCTTGACCTCGCCGCGGATGTCGTGGATCGACGAGTGCATGTTCAGCCGCTCGATGGAACGAATGCCCTTCTTTTCCAGACGGGTGATCTTATTCAAAAGGTCAGCCTTCTCGTCGTCGATGGACTTGTACCCAGGAGAAGGCGCATCCTCGTCGTAGCCTCCCTCGAGACCAACGCCACCTCCATAGTCATCAAATGCCTCTCCGTGATCTTCCGGCTCTTCCTGTGGCGGCGGAGGACGTGCCGAAGGCGTCTGCTTCCCGTGGTTGGCGAATGCCATGAATGAAGAAACGGGTGCCTCAACAGGGCGGTCATTCATGCTCGGATTGTTCGTTCGCTTGCGCTTCGTGGCATCCAGGACGACACCGTTGAAAAGATCCTGTTCATCATTGTCCAGGTCGACCATGATCTCGCTATTATTATCAAGTTCAATCTCGAAATCCTCCATGTCTTCTGGTGTCAGTCTATAAACTTATCATCAAGTCTTTAACGCAGAAAAAAATCAAATGTTCTAGTAAAGAAGTATGATCAGTAGTCAGTTTGCCCTCGTGCTCGTGATTGCCATCGTGGTGCTCATGTATGTCAAGTGCTTCATGGGTATGAAGAAGAGTGGGTACAGGTTGTCCCCGGAACCGGTGGAGGTTGAGCCCATGATCAGTGGCGATGCCATCACCAAGCTTCCTTACTCGCTCGAGTGTGTGCCCGGCCCAGGCAAGGATGCCGCCTACTACACCAAGGACCTCACCCCGGGTGGGTTCTGTGGTGACCAGGCGCTTGTCCGTGAATCCATGTCCTACAAGATCCTCAGCGGTGTCGGGGGATCTCTCCTTGAGAAGTAAATTAAAGAAAAGAAAACAAAGGTAAGTACGAAAAACAATGTCTACTGAGGATGTGATGAAGGAGCTTACTGAGATGCGCAAGGAGATCAAGAGTCTCACCAAGTTGGTTCGCAAGATCGCCAAGGTTCAGGATGATCCTGATGGGTCCAAGGCTAAGGAGCGTGCCGCCAACACCGGGTTCAACAAGCCCAGCAAGGTCACCAAGGACCTGACCGACTTCATGGGTCTCGCTGAGGGCACTGAGGTGTCTCGCACGGACGTGACCCGTTTCGTTAAGCAGTACGTCAAGGATAAGGGTCTGTCTCACCCAGAGGATGGACGAAAGATTATTCAGGATGAGCCGCTGAAGAAGCTCCTGCAAACACCTCAGGGAGAGACCCTCTCTTATATGACCTTGCAGAAGCACATCTCCAAGCACTTCATCAAGGCTTAAACAAAAAACGCACTCTACTTTTAGAAAATGATATCCACTCAGGAGGTTGAAGCCATCATCGGCACGAACATCAAAAACATCGATGTGTACCGCAAGGCTTTCAAGCATAAATCTTCTGTTCAACACGATGGCGTCGAAGGTTCCTATGAAACATTGGAATTTATGGGCGACTCCGTGTTGGGCTTTATTGTCACCAAGTACTTGTTCGATAGGTACGAGAATCTGCAGGAGGGATTTCTAACTCGTGCGAGAACAAAGATCGTCTGTGGAAAGACGCTGGCGGATGTGTCTGCCAAACTGGGATTTCACAACTGGGTTGAAATGGATGAAAAGGGGATGAGAAATGGATGGAACAACAATCCAAAGATTCTTGAAGATGTCTTTGAGGCATTTGTGGGTGCCATCTACTTGGATCTCGGGATGATCGAAGCCAAGAAGTTTGTCCTGGGCGTCCTGGATAACCCAGATCTCATCCGTTTGGACCGCCTGATGGTGGATGACAACTACAAGGACATCCTGATGCGTGTCTGTCAGTCTCAGAAGTGGGATCTTCCTGAATATCGTCAGTTAGATCATGTGGATGCCACCAAGTTCAGGGTGGGTGTCTACGTCCAGGGACATCAATGGGGGACGGGCAAGGGATCCACCAAGAAGGAAGCCGAACAGGCTGGTGCCTACTTCACCCTAAAGCGTCTCGAGGAGAAACTTGAAAAGAGATTAGTTCCTTCCAAGCGACCTAATGCCATGATTAAAAATGTCCACAGAAAGTAATAATGAAGGTCGCCCTTATCAATCCTATTTCCAAGACAGTCAATGATATGTGCATCGGTCACGAGGTTCGTGCCTGGGGTCGCAAGTCGGGTAATGTGATCGTGGATGTCCCGACTGGGTTTCCCGTGAAGTCCATATCGGACGTGAAGGCTTTCGGTCCCGATGTGGTTGTTGTGGAGAAGCGCGGCAACGGTGTTTTCAGGGAATTCGCCAAGCACTTCGATAAGGTAGTAGATGTCGAGGGTCTTCGTCTGTTGCTTTCCGCGAAGCCGGTCAAGGCTGCTGCACCTGTGGTGGTCAAGAAGGAGCCCGAGCCGGAGCCGGTCCCTGAACCGGTCCCCGAGCCCGTGGTGGTCAAGGAGGAGCCGGAGCCCGAACCGGAGGTTGTCGCGGTCGCAGCGGCTGCCGTCGCCGAAGTTGAAGAAGTTATTCAGGTTGAGGAGAAACCCAAGAAGACTTCATCACGCAAGAAGAAGACCCCGACCAAGTCCTCCACTTAAACATTAGAGCCCTATGCTAACTAGTATGCATCCCCAAGCGGAGAAGTTTTTCAACAAGACTTATCCTGAACAACGTTCCGATGCGTGGTTCAAGATGAGGGGCACGATGCTCACGGCATCCGATGCCGGCACGGCGATAGGTGTGAATCCCTACGAAAAACCCGAGAAGTTGATTCTGAAAAAGTGTGGCGTCAGTGAACCGTTCAACGACTGGGCAACCAAGCATGGTCAGAAGTATGAAGATGAAGCTCGACAGATCTATGAGGAACGTCACAACCAAAAGGTTTTTGAGATTGGTCTGGAACCCCACCACACCCTCGACTGGATCGGTGGTTCACCCGATGGCATCACCTACACAGGAAGACTTTTGGAAATCAAGTGCCCAAGGTCCCGACCGATTGGTGATGGAACGCCACCCCCATGGTATCTCGCGCAGGTGCAAGTGCTCATGGAAGTCCTGGACTTGGAAGTCTGTGACTTTGTGCAGTATCGACCTGCCGAAATCACCTACCCAAAGCCTGCCGAGTTTGTCTGTGTGGAGATTCCACGAGACCGAACGTGGTGGGATACCAACATGCCCATCATGAAGGCATTCTGGGAGAGGGTCCTGTGGCACCGCGAGCACGGTCACCAAGAACTGCTACCGGCACCCAAGCCTACGATCGATGATCTGATCAAGGAGATTGAAGGTCTCGAGGGGCAACTCACCAAGGTGAAGAAGATGGCTCTCGAGATCGCCAAGGAACATTCGACCCTGAAATCGGGTCGGTGGTCTAACGAAGATGAAGAGTGGCTCTTGAAGAACAAGGACAAGAAGTTGGAAGAACTTGCCGAGCACCTGAAGCGAACGGTCAAGGCCACCAAGATGCGTCTGGACAAATTGATCAAAGAGCAACCCAAGCAGGAATGGACGGTCAAGGTGGTCGAGGAGGACGACATCTAGATGCCGACTCTGGGCTGAACCCATGGGAGCGTCTGCCTCCCTGGAAGATTGGGTGCGCGGCAGACAAATTTGATGATAAAGTGATTGACCTCGATGCCACCGGAAGGGTTGGGAATGAGAGCGCCATTCTGGTTGAACAATTTCACTGTAAGGCGATCCAAATGTTCTATAGGATGAATAAATTGTGTAATTTGATCGTAGTTGTCTCTGAATGTAATCAATACATCTGAAGCAGCCCCACTGTCGTTGGTGGTTATGATACTTCCAAAAGCACCACGAGCAATGGACTGAACCGGTGAAGTGGCTGGGGTTGTCGGCGGATCATTGGTGAGTCGGTCATTGAAATTGGATTCCAGTTCGCGGACTCGCATATAGAGATGTTCCACAGATCCACGGGTGTGGACGTGGAGACCCAACAGACGTGCTTGAACCACCTGTTTCAAAGGTGTATTGAAGTACACAG